GCTTAAGTGCTTGTGTAATCTTTTGTTTGCGTTCTTGATTCATGTAAGCCATTTTGTTTCCTTTTCTTTACTGTCTAAGATTCTATTGTAACACCAAATCCATTTAATGTCAAATTTAGGAGTTTACCGTTCTGAACGGGCTAAAAACTTCCTTACCTTGCAAGGAATCGGACACTTCATAGACCCAGTTTACGGGTACTTCCAGTACAGCGGAGATAGTTGCAGGGTGTGTACCTTGCCCTAACATTTCTACAATATCAATTTGTAAATCACTCATTTTGCTTTCCTTATGTTAAACAATCCACCTAAAATCACTACGGCTAGCCAGGACTCTAATGAGTACTTAATAGCCAATAACGGGAACAACACATTCAATGACCAAATAGTCAACAGTGGTCCAAGTGCAACAAGGGCAACCACAATAACAATTCCGATAAAATATTTCATAATACCTCCAACATGCTAGCGGGCACTTTCCATGTAGAACCGAATAAGTTACCGGGCTTTTGTTCATTTACCAAAATGAACTTACGATTAATTTTCTTAACCGTACCTACAATTATACCACGGGTTGAACTAGTGAATTTAACATTGGATCCAACCGATAGAACCGATTTGTTTCGTACCACTAGTTGGGCACGGGCAAAACGAATTGCATCACCAATGCTATTCAATTCTTCATTAGTGAAGTCACCTTGCATGATAGCTGTATTAACTTGTTTAATGTTCATAAGAACTCCTTTTGACTGAATAAGACTCTATTATAGACCCAAAACCATTTATTGTCAAATTTTGGTACTGTTTGGATGCTTGGGTTTACGAACGTACATACCTTTTTTAGATTGCACAACCTTAGGTTTGAACGGAGTGTTGCAAGAAAACAACACTCTATGAGCCCGATGTTTTGGCTGTTCAACAGTAAAAGATAAGATTTTTCGTTTCATAATGCATATTATAGCATAGGAAACGTATTTATGTCAATTTTTTGGTAGTAGTATCAGTGTTCAAGCACCCGAATATAATGACCGGAATAGTGCCGAATGGAGGGGGTAATAGTACGGTAACAGCGAACCAAGGATTGATTCCAGCATCGTTACAACGTCTTATTGTGGTTGCAATCCATAACCAGCATGATAGCACACTACCTGCACAAATTATTGCAAGTGAAGTAATCCACCCTAGTAACCCTATTACCACAACCGTAAAGGGTAAACTTAGTACAAATAGAATAAAAGCTAATGAACTAGTAACCCCTAGTAAAAGCCAACTAATTAAGTAAACTCCCCAGTATTCACTACGTGAAGCTTTATCTTTAAAACTAAAGTATTTTTTGTATTGTTCTATTTTGTTTATCACATTAACATCCTTATTAATCCAACACTATCAATCGTGGTTAACAGTAGATAGTTAGCCAACATGCCAACTGATTTCCTAGTCCAACTAGCCCAAGCATACATAGCACAGCCAGCAATCCAAAAAGGATAAAGAATAATAAGCGGAGGATTGGGTACTGTGAGTGCCATAGCAATACTGCATCCAATACTAATAGCCCATGCAAGAAACTCAATAACAAAGCGAATTCGGTTAGACTTAAAGTCATCTTTTATCCACGAAAAAATACCATAAAAAATATCGTTCATAATATATTGTACACTATGAACGATATGTTAGCAAATGTTTTGGTCACTGAGTACAAGTACGCTCTCTATAGATAATACCATCAGCGTTCATAATTTCTTTCCACTCAGTACAAACAGTTTGACGATGTACATACACAGGAGGTTGTTGTAAAACAATAGTTTCTTGACGACGGTTGTTTGCAATAGCGGCTCCGACAACACCTCCAATAATCAAAGGTGCTACCCAATTACCATTTCCACCACCATGTATATATCCATGATGTCTGTGATGGTGATTCCAATGATGGTGCCAATGTTGAGCCATTGCTGTACTTGTCAATGTTAAAAGTGCTAATCCTAGTAGAATTTTTTTCATAACTATCTCCTATACATATATAACGTTTTATGCAAGTGTTTCGTTGACTTTGTGTTTATCAATTACTTCCTGCAAAATATTCTCTATCATCTTATTTAGTGTGATATCACGTTTATGTGCTTCCATAGCCAACAAATATATCTCATGTTCATTTAAATCTAATTCAACTTCTACACGATCATCTTTTGTCATTTCCGTTCTCCTTGCTGTTTAAGTAATGGTTCAATATTATTCTCATAAATTTGAAGCATGGTATTATATAATCCCTTACGTTCTTCTGGTGTCATGCCTGCACACCATGATGGGCTATTAGGTTCTTTATCTAGTCCATAGTCCTGCCGATATGTGTAACACATTTCGGTTATAATTTGTTCTTTATTTTTCATATTTAGGTTACCTTAACATTCATTTTTTTTAAAATAACTTCACCATAAGTACCGCCGCCCTGTTTGTATACACTATTAACTTCTTTTGCACATTCACGTACTATTAGTTCATAAAACTTTTCTAATTCTTTATCATAAGGGCCGGCCCAATCAATATTACCTTTACCCGAACTATGTGGTTCATTGGGCCAAGTAACAAATCCAGCCTGTTTAGCAAGTTCTTTAATTTTTTTATTCATTATACAGTCCCCAATAATACATTACTTATGCCGTAAACCAATCCACATCATCTTTCAATTCAATAGATTCGGCACCGTCATATTCATTTATTCTAAACATTGTACCTACAGGTATCCAAGCAATTCTTAATTCTCCCAAACCACCAACATTTAACTTGGGATATTTTAAGATAACATATGTTTCTAATTCATCCCATTTATCTTCCTCTACTAGCTGAACGATAGCGGAATCAAATAATATTTCAGGATGGTCGGCGTTCCATGTGTACCATCCTGAACCATAGTCAGGACTATACAATACAGCAACCATTCCATCTCTAACTAATTTGTTCATTTTATCTCCATGCATTAACTAAACCTATTAAACAGGTGACGATAGCCACAATGTTTACTACCAATTGCGGGTTATTCTTTACACGTATTGTCCATGTCAAAAACATAATTGTACCTAATGTAAATGCTACAATGTTGTAGGGATGTGCATCAGGTCCAATTGCATTACATATATGGCCAACAATAATAAATACTGCTCCAACCCATTGTAGTATATCGTTTAATTTCATTTTACTCCAAATGTGTTCAATGCTGGTTGCATTGTATTAATCAATTCTGTTTCACGGATATGTGCGGGACGCTTACCACGAATAACTTCTAAGGTTCCGAATACAAAACGCTCGGCACCACGTTCACGCAAAGCACGACTTAGACCCCAGTTTTTGTTTTCTGTCATGGCACGTTGCATATGTTTTTGCATACGACGGACTAGGGTTTTACGAACATTACCTGCAAAACACAAAGCGGTCAAACCGATGTAGTACTCAAGTGTTACTGTATCTTGGATATAGTAAATCACTTGATTGCGGTCTGTTCTACGTTTACGAGTATTTTTTGAGTTCATAGATGAATTATACATGAAAACCCATTTATTGTCAAATATTGGCAAAAACCGCTAGAAGTGTATCAGTATAGATTCCTGAGTATTCTAGCGATTTTGAAGCCCCTGAGGGGGCAAAAGTAATACTTTTGTTTGTGAAAAATGTAATACTAATGTATTACTTGACCTACACTTGTGTTAAGCCAGATTTTAATTTCTTTACGTAATTCTTTTTCAGTATATCCCATTTCACCTAAACGTGCTATTAATGAAACAAATAATCCATGGCTAGCAACACCATATATATATTCATCATCATCATTATCATGTTCAAATTTATCTAATTGTTCTAATAATACATCATTAATAAATTCCGATGCAATAATGGCACTATGTTCATATTGCCACATTTCAGGATCTTCATCTTCTACTTCATTAACTATTAATAGATTCTCTTTGCTCATCATTATTCTCCGAGTTATTTGTATTTAATGCTTGTGTATACTCATAATTAATAGTTTCTATATTCTCTCTAAACACAATAGCACCATTACGTAAATGGAATCTCCTAGCCATATTAGTTTTAGGACTTAATGTTACAAATCTAGTTACACTTGGATATTGTTCCTGAATCCCTTTAACTGCTTGATATAATAATTCAGCACCTTTACCGGCTTTATAACTCCATATTGTATAAAATACTGCTGTAGTTGGTACTTGAGTTGTATTATCTAAATCTCTTACATTTTCTGGAATAAAATCATGGAAACTAACACATACCATTGCATCCGGATTATCTTGTGATTCATCAGTTAATGCGGCTACTAATCTCCCGTTACTAACTCTAAAATCAGTAGAAATTTCAGGTCTTACTGGATCATCTTTTATAAATTCTAATAGTTTGTGTGTAATATCTTTGATAAAATGTAACATTTTAACC